AGCCCCAGTCATTGTTCCACCTGCGAGGGCAAGCTTCTTATCAAGCTCTACTTTTGTTTTTTGACCCAATTGGGTAAGCAAACTAGACATAATATATAATCCTTTGTTGTGGGTTAGTTGTGTTTAAGAAAGTTATAAGAAGAGCTAATAGGTGTCAAGCAACAGGTTCAGTTATTAGAATGTCGCCAAGCTCTGTTGTTAAGCTATCTCCATCTTCTGCAAGTATATGTGTAACAGTAGGTACATTCCCGCCAAGTTCAATGATCTTCCAATCTGTTCCGTCGTCAATCGCCAGACAAGGACCACCATTTCCGTCACCATCTGTTACATAGATAACACGACCGGATGTACCGTTTTCTGGTAAAGCTGACGCTAGATACGATCCAAACTGTATAGATTGCGATACAGACAGTGAGCCACTTATCAACCCTCCAGACTTATCAAACTTATCATTAAGCTTGGCTTTAATCTTCTGACCGAGTTGTGTAAGTAGACTGCTCATCCCTTGGTGTTATAACTGTAATTACGGAGCGGTCAAGGCATCAAGGAAGTCTTGGTAATCACCTACCTCCTCTTCACGAGCGTCCAAGAAATACGGCAAAGAGTTCCAAGCGGTCGTTCCGTCTCCAATCTTAATTCTGTTCCTAGCTGAGTCTAATTCGATTCCCAGCTCTCCTTCAAGTAATATTGGGTTCTCAGTTGTCCACTCGCTAGAAGTTCCTCTACGTAATTGTATGCGTTTTGTAAAACTAGGCATCAGGTGCTCCTCCGTCAAAAATATCTATATCTGCTTCTACTACTGCTCCTCCACCGTCTACAGTAACAAAGAATGGATCACTCTCAAGAGTAGTTACTTTACCTTCCAACTCTACTGATTTCTCTTCATTCTCTTTTGCTTGAGCAGCAGATGCAGCAGCAACCGTTCGTTGTTGAAACGATAAAGGATGAGGACGAACTACAGGACGTAACGGCATATCAGCACTTCCACCTACGCAACGCCAAGGCTTTACGAGTAGGACGACCTTTACTGTCTTTCATCGGTCCCTTTACTCCAGACATACGAGCACAGAAGGAACGTTTACGTGGACCACCTCCGGGCTGTGGTCTTTTAAGGTTGGAGCCAGTAAGTTTATTTATTCTTTTTCTCCCTGACTCACTAAGACCACCTTTAGGCGACTTATCAGAAGCTCTCAAAGATACTGTCTTTCGTCTAGCCATTACTTCTTTTTAATAGCTAACTTCTTACGCTTAACAGCCATCAGGTCTGCTTTTGTTATGTGACCTCTAGGTTTAGCCATAGCTGCTAACCTTTGTTGTTTTTTAGACTTGTACGGCATATTAGCTAGGAAATCCTTTTTGCATATTAGAGTAAGCTTGAGGACTAATAGTAGACTTCTTCTTGCTACGACTAATACCTAAACGCTTACGCTTATTAATGTTATCATAAAGTCCTGGTTTCTTTTTTCTTTTCATCTCTGTACTAATACCTCCATCATACGATCTAATTTGTTGTGAACTTCTTTAATTGCTTCCTCTACCTTAGCTATCCGTGCTTCAACAGCTATATCTCTTTCCCGTTGAGCAGCTAACTCTACCTCTATCTTAGTCATCCGTTTATCACCAAGGTCTAAGCGTTCGATCATGCGTTTAATAATCCAACCGATAACTCCAAGGGCAATAGCTAGGGCGGTGTTTAAAAGACCAGATAGAGATTCGATCATAAGTTGTTTGCTATTTGACTACCGCCATCATTCGTAAAAGTAGCTCCACCTGTATTACCTATTGCAATCGAGTTTGTTATGTCAATAGTACCTACAACTCCGGAATTTCCTGTGATAATCAGATTAGTATTAGAACCGAGGTAGCTATCTATATTTAGACTGTCAGTACCACCCGCTACTTTAAAGCGATTACCACTAATAACGGAATCATTGAAATTAATACCTGATCCATCTTTCGAAATAACACGAGTACCTGATGTCTGAATGTAGTTATCTGAAAAGATTAAATCAGTTGTGTCATTGTCTTGAGCATTAAAGATTTCTGCTGCGGTGTCGCTTGACAAATTTGTAGAATTTATAGTATTTCCTGTTATTTTAGAAAATGTCCATAAAGAAACTTGCTTACGAGTTGTATGGTTTAAATCTTCCACCACATTATTCATAAACTCAACATCTGAACATTGTGTATCTACGGAAAAGTTACCTAGTTTATTACCAATGATAAGAGGATTTAAGCAGCGAGTTAATTGAAGTTCACCTTTGATCGTGTTATTAGAAACAACGACATCAGCTTGATCTCCTATGTAAGTAGTTACGATACCGTGAGCACAATAGTTATCTCTGATTTGTAAATTGTTTTCAGCGGAGGCATCTATAGACCAATTAACACCTGATGTTTGACAGTAGTTACCTTCAATCAAAGCGTCTTCACCGCCGAAAGGATCAAGTCCTGTATTGTAAGTAAAATCAATATCGAATGTGCTATTGTCAGTCATATTGTTACCGCTAATAATTACATTCTCATAACCGCTTTGTACTTGAATACCAGCACTTCCATTAGAGCGTGATACATTATCAGAAACCACAGTACCTCTAGTCTTAGCTATTTTAATACCAGCTCCTGTGTTGTTGTAACAAATATTACTTTCAATAACAGTATTTGCACATTGAGCATACATACCATGTTCACCGCTGTTATATATAGTATTGTTGCAAATCTTATGCCCCGAAGAAGCGTTATCAATATCTGTCGCATTGACAAGAATACCAGAAGCACCACTGGTTCCGTTTACATTGTTAAAACCAATACGATTATTAATTATACTATTATAGTTAGTTGTATCGTTATTATTAATTATACCCGTGATGTTGTTATGAATGTAACAGTTATCGATAGTATTGTTATTAGAACCACCGTCTAGTATAATTCCAGCACCTTCCATGTTATATGTTTCACACTCTATTATTTTACAGTGAGTAGAATTAGTTAATGTGATTGCTGCTGTACTATAATAAATACCAGCTGAATAAGTAGACTTGGTCGTAAACCCAGCTTTTACATTTCTTGCACTACAGAAGGAACAATCAGTAAATAAGATATAATCGGAAACACGAGAGTCAGAAGTGAAGTTGCCACCATTGATATGGATATAGTCACAGTTTGTAAACGAGAATACAGGGGCTGTACTTACAGGTTTAAGCGTTGTATTATCGTCGATAAGAAAAGAAATGTTATTCGTAGCACTTAAAGATAAACTAAACGTATAAGTACCTGTCGGTATTTTTATTACTTTAGCCCCACTGTCAATCGCTGCTTGTACTGCTGCTGTAGCGTCTACGGCTCCGGTATTATCAGCCCCGTAGTCCAACACATTAGCAACATCAGCAAACCTATCAGCAAGACTTCTAGGTGTTAAAGAACCTAGTGCAGTAACATCGTACCCACCTAGAGAAACAATAGCAGGACTGCCACCAAGAGCTATAGCTGCATCTACTGTTTGATCGGTGTACGCTTTATTAGCAGCGTCAGTAGCATCTGTAGGAGTACCAAGGTTGATTATCTTGTTACCTTCAGCGTCGTAGTTTGTCAGTCCTTTCTTTGTAAGTTGTTCTCCTCCTTGACCTTCTGACGCTTCTTGGGATACGAATAGATTGTGTTTGTATGCTTCATCCAGTTCACTCTCTGTCAGTACAGAACCGTTAACAAAGTCTACCAACGGGGAGAAATCACCACGACTATCACGATAAATCTTAATGGTAGCACCAGCAGTAGGAGCGGTGTTAAAACGAATCTTAGTGGGAGTAGGTGATGTTACGATAGTGTAGTTAGTAACTAAAGTACCGTTTACCTTGACCTTGACATGATCGTCTCTGAGGTATTCAAAAGAAAAGTTGTAGTCAGTCTGAGAGGCGACCGCTGTGTAGTCTACGTAGGTGTTAGCCATGATGTTAAGTGTATATTATTAATTATTGAGTGAGAAGAGCAAGGATTATTGCTTAGGTAGTGACACATCCGCAATGCCAACTACAGCTCCTAACGGTTGATCGATTAAAGAGACCTCTCCGGTAATAACGTCAATCCAAGTATTTCCGTCAGCATCTGTATACTTACGTAGCTTCCTGTCCTTGCGTACTTCCTTCCAAGCTTTGTCTCTGTATTTGGTAAGTTGTTCTTGTATCAAACTAGCTTTAGTGTAGTCGGCTCCTACTATTTCAAAACTAGATGCTTCTTTATATTTTTTAGTTTTCACTAATTTCTCTAAAGTTTTTCGTAGAGTCTTACCGCTAATCTTAATACTAGACATTTCATCCATCCATTTATCCTGTAATGATATACCAGTCTTAGGGTCTCTATAATCTCTAGTGTCGATAGTTTGTTCCTCAGAACGCTTAAAACTTTTACGACCACCTACATCTTCTCTAATTTGAGCAATCTCAGTCATCAAAGTATCACGCTCATCTTTAGCAAAGTAGACTGGGCTTAATACGCCCCAAGCACCTTCCATCTGCCACTGCCTTTCTACTTTCTCACCTAGCAGATTCCTTGCATATAAACCGGGAAACTTACCAAAAGAACGCTCAAGTAAACGATCCTTGAATCCGTGTGCTTTAGTTTGGTACTCTTGGTTCATTTGGTTTAAGTCTCTGATTAATGTAGGACTCAACGAAGAAAGGAAGTCAACTGCTACACTCTCAGCATTATAATCCCCAGCTCTATTATCTAACAAACTAAAGAAAGATTTAAGTCCTCTAAGAAAGTATTTATCTGAGAA